TATCGAGTTGATAGACGCTATATAAAGTGTTATAATGATTATGACTGAACTGTAATTATGGCTAAAGGATTTAAGGTGGTTTCTAAATCACCAATTGCGAATGAGGACGCTTTCGATATTGAAGCAGCGAAACAACTCATCAAAGGTAAAAGTATTGTATTTTGTTTACCTGGTCGAGGTGTATCATATATCTTTCTAAAGAATTTTGTATCACTCTGCTTTGAGTTGGTACAGAACGGAGCAAATATACAAATAGCACAAGACTATAGTTCTATGGTGAACTTTGCTAGATGCAAGGTTCTAGGTGCAAACGTATTGAGAGGACCTGACCAGTTACCTTGGGATGGTAAACTCAACTATGATTATCAACTATGGATTGATAGTGACATAGTATTCACAAACGAGTGTTTCTATCGTGTGCTTGCAATGGATAAGGATATTGCAGGTGGGTGGTATGCTACCGAGGATGGTAAGACCACATCTTGTGCACACTGGTTAGAGGAAGATGATTTCAAAGAAAATGGTGGTGTGATGAATCATGAAATGGTAGACGGTATAGTAAAAAGACGTAAACCATTTACTGTTGACTATTCTGGATTTGGTTGGTTACTTATTAAGAATGGTGTATTTGAGAATAAAGAAATCAAGTATCCTTGGTTTGCTCCACAGATGCAAGTATTTGATTCTGGCGAAGTGCAAGATATGTGTGGTGAAGATGTCTCATTCTGTCTTGATGCCATCAAAGCAGGGTATGAAATATGGATAGATCCTCAATGCAGAGTCGGACACGAGAAAACTAGAATCATATAGATACTTCCGATGATTAATATAACTGATATGGAATTGTATGACATATACATCAAAGGATCTTTAGAGTTCAAGTCAATTACAGAGGAAGAAATGGAGGATAAAGTGCAAGAATTGGCAGACGATTATTACAAGGAAGGGTTTCCGCATCCAGAAGAAATAGAGGTCAGATACCTCGGTCATGAAGACGACCCTCAATAGAGGGTCTTTTTTTTGCTCTAAATAATGATAAATATACCCAGACTATAAAGATCTAGTGCCAGCACAGACTTTTTCAAAAGGATTCAAAGATATTTCTCTGTCTTTTAAAAAACATCCCGTAACGGATGATATTCTTGTGCTGAAAAATGAAGATGCTATAAAACGTTCTGTACAGAATCTAGTTCGCATACAGTTGGGAGAGGTGTTTTTCAATAACCTATTAGGAACTCGTATAAGTGGTTCTTTATTTGAACTCGCCAATTCTGATTATGTTGACCCTATTCAATCTGAGATTGAAACAACGATCAAGAACTTTGAACCTAGAGTAACTCTAACAGATGTAAGAATTCTTACTACACCAGATGAAAACTCAATTGATGTATCTATATTTTATGATATTGTTGGACTAAATGCACCCAATCAATCAGTCAATTTTATTCTCGAACCAACTAGGTTATAATGGCACTGCAACAATTTACAAACCTAAACTTTGAAGATATAAAGTCTTCTATAAAGGATTATCTGAGAGAAAACTCTAGTTTCTCGGATATGGATTTCGAGGGATCTAACCTATCGATTATAGTAAACTTATTAGCGTATAATTCATATACAACAGCGTATAACAGCAACATGATAGTCAATGAGACCTTCATTGACAGTGCTACACTCAGAGAAAACGTAGTTTCTCTAGCAAGAAATATAGGTTACGTTCCTAGGTCGAAGAGAGCAGCAAAAATGCTTGTAGACTACTCCATGACAGGGATAACAAGTACAACTACATCAGTTGTGCTTCAACCTGGTGTAATAGCAAACGGAACCGTATCAAATGTAAATTACATATTCTCAATACCCGAAAAAGTTACTGGCACTGCAAGTGAAGGAGAGGCAGTGGGAACTGTAGAGATTTATCAGGGTCAGTATCTTAAGTCTTCTTTTATAATCAATGATTCTCAACCTAACCAAAGATTTATTTTACCCAATAATGGTGTGGATACATCAACAATAAGAGTGAACGTTAGAGAAAATAATGCAAGCACTACTATTACTGAATATACTCTTGTAGATAATATTGTTGGTGTAACATCTACATCAAACATCTATCTTGTTCAAGAAACCACTGATGAGAAGTATGAGGTGCTATTTGGTGATGGTATTTTCGGTGCTAAGTTGGATAATGGTAATGTAGTTGATATTTCATACATCAAAACCGAGGGTAAGGATGGAAATGGTGTAAGTAGAGTAAATTTTGCAGGTGTGATAACGAATGAGGATGGAGCAACTGAGACAAACGTTGATACTTTAGTTTCTCCTCAGTATCCATCTGAAAATGGTGATGATATAGAAGACTTACGTAGTGTTAGATATTATGCTCCTAGATTGTACTCATCACAGCATAGAGCTGTTACAGCGAGCGACTATGAGGCAATAGTGCCATCTGTGCATCCTAACATAGAGTCAATAAGTGCATTCGGTGGTGAAGAATTGACACCACCTAAGTATGGTAGAGTTTTTATCGCTGCTAAACCTAAGAATGGTTCTTTTTTATCTGAGTTTACGAAAAAACAAATATTGACATCTCTAAAAAATTATTCAGTGGCAGGTATTGTGCCAGAACTTATTGATTTGAAGTTCTTGTACGTAGAACTTGACTCTTATGTTTACTATAATGCAAACTTTGTTGGTGACACAGAAAATTTGAGAACCGATGTTATAAACTCTATGACTTCGTTTGCTAGTGGTACAGAATTGAATAAATTTGGTGGTAGGTTTAAGTATAGTAAAGTTCTATCCTTGATTGATAGAGTAAGTGATTCTATCACATCAAATATCACCACAATAAGAATAAGAAGAAATTTAGTTGCACAATTGAACGTGTTCAGTCAGTATGAAATCTGCTTTGACAATGCATTCCATAGAAATGAGTCGTCTTATAATATCAAGTCAACTGGTTTCAATATATCAGGTGTATCTGGTACAGTATATTTCTCTGATCAACATATATCTGGTGACACAGGTAATTTATTCTTATTTCAACTTGACTCTGATACTAATATCAAGATACTTTCCACCACATTTGGATCTGTAGATTATAAAAAGGGTGAGATTATAATTGACACAGTAAATATCACAGGCACTGTATTGTCTGACAATATAATTCAAATACAGGCGATACCTCAGTCAAATGATGTATTAGCAAGGAAAGAGTTATATCTACAATTTGATGTATCTAATAGTAACTTCTATATGAGAGAAGATCCCATATCAACAGGAGCAAATACATCTGGTACAAGATATAATCCACAATCCAGTTACAGTAATGGTGCAAAAGTAAGAGGTGCTATGATCACTAGCTCTTCAAGTGCGACAACATTGATTGGGTTTGTAAATGGACAACCTTACTACGGTGCATTTCACACTATGGCAAATGGAAACAAGATGACTGGTTCATCTCATTCTTCAGAAAGCACCATCATAACAAGCACTCCCACAAGTTCGATAGATACTTCAACAACATCTGTTTCTTCGTCATCAAATACATCATCTTCATCAAGTTCAACATCATCCAGTAGTGGATACGGATACTAATGATCCAGACATCGCTTACAAAAGTAAAAATACATGAGATAATTCAGAGTCAAGTACCTGAAGTTATTGATAACGAAAATCCTAGGTTTGGGGAATTCCTAAAACAATATTACCTTTCTCAGGAATATCAAGGAGGACCCATTGATATATCTGATAATTTAGTAGAATATAAGAGTCTTGATTTTTTGAATACCGAGACTCTCACTGGGTTTACGTCAGTATCTCAATATGCAAATAAAATAGATACAACGATATATGTTGACTCTACAACAGGGTGGCCAAGTCAATGGGGTCTTCTAAAAATCAATGATGAGATAATAACATATACTGGTATAGGTAGCACATCATTCACTGGTTGTGTGAGAGGATTCAGTGGTATAGAGAATAATAGAAAAACAAATAGTCCAGAGTATCTTACTTTTACATCAACAGGTATAGGAACTCATGGTGTAGATACCAAAGTTATTAATCTTAGTAATGTATTCTTGAATGAGTTTCTCAAGAAACTAAAAAAACAAATTTTACCTGGTTTTTCAGAAAGAAAACTATTCGATAAATTAGATCAAAGTAACTTTATAAGACAATCCAAAGATTTCTACAAATCTAAAGGAACAGAAGAAGCATTCAAGATACTATTTGGTGCTTTATATGGTGAGAAGGTTGAGATGATTCAACCATCAAAATATATTATAAAACCATCTGATGCAGACTATGTTGTAAATGATGTTTTGCTATGTGAGTTAGTTTCTGGTAATCCAATCAAAATATCTGGTCAAAGTTTAGTACAGGAAACTACACCACTACAAACAAGTGGATCTATCTCAAACGTAGAGAAAGCAGTGATAGGTGATAATTTATATTATAAAATTGCCATATCAAAAGGAACAACTATAGGTAAATTCCAACAAGTTGGTAAAACATTTATAACAGGGTCTGCAGGTATTGGTGCCACTGTGTTGAATGTAGATTCAACTATTGGGTTTGGTGCAACAGGCACAGTATCATTTGAAAATACACAACTTGAGTATACTGGTAAAAACTATACACAGTTTACAGGTTTGGATGCTCTCACTTCACCATGTGGAATAGGGTCTACAGTTAGATCAGGAATCATTGCTACATCATACGAAGATGGTAATCTCAATAATCCTGTAAAACTAAACGTATTAGGAGTTCTCAATAAATTTGTAGGATCAGCGATAAATCAACCAGAAGATGCAAATATTAATATAAGTCAATTAGGTAAATTAGAAACAGATCTTTTATATTCTACTTGGATTTATAATACCGTATCTTGTTATACAATAGATTCATTCTTCTTACAAAGCACAAATAATTACATTCTAACTTTAGCAGCAGAATATAATCTTTACGTAGGTGATCAGATTGAGGTGATAGATCAGAGTGATCCTGATAATGTTCTGCTTGGTAGTATAACCTTTGTATTTGATGCAGACAATCCAAGTGGATCTATATCAGTAAACGTTCCAACTCTTGATTTTAATAAGAAGTACAAGATAAGAAGAAAACTAAAACTGCAAGGAAGTAGCACAGCTGATGTACAGAACACATATAATGATGATATATCTGCATATGTTGCATCTAATAGTTTACCTCATTGGACTATAGACCCACAGAAGAGAGTACGATCATTTACTAATTCTGGGATATCAACTACAAAAGTAGAAATAAGTGTATCTGATCATAATTTGCACGATGGTGATCTCGTTGTATACTCTTCTTCGGGTATTGGCACACTCACCAATCTAAATGAAGGTGAGGCATACTTTGTAAAGAAAGTAGATGATAATACTGTCAAACTTGCGTATACAGGAGAGAACGTAAGGAGAGGTCAATTCCTAACTGCATTTATTGGGAATGATATACAAGGGAATACATCACACACCTTGACTCCATTTTCCGTATTTGGAAACGATATAGGTGCACAGAAGATACTTAGAAAATTTGATACACCTGAATATGGTGATGTAAAAGATGAGACAGTTCAGGGTGGTGTAGGATTATTTGCTAATGGTGTAGAAGCATATTCTTACAAGTCATCTGATTTAGTGTATTATGGTCCTTTACAATCTGTAGAAGTATTGAACAGTGGATCTGATTATGATGTTATAAATCCACCTAGTCTTTCTGTTA